AGTAATTGGTGCCATTGCACTTTCTAAATCTGTTTTTGCCTGTTCTAATGCCTGTACTAAAGTTGAAATTGCTGTGTTTGTTGCGTCGTAATATGCCTGTGTTTGGTTAATACCAAGTTCTTGCTTCATCATTTGTGCTAGATTAGGCAAGTCCTTGTATTGCATTTCTGCAACATCTTCGTACATTTTTTGGATTCTATCAACAACGTCTTGAGCCGCTAGTGTTACCTGTGCTTCTTCAACGTCTGCTTCATTAATTTGTTTTGCTTCGTATGTTTTCTTTTTCTTACCAGCCATTAAACATGAACTTTCATGCTTGTGTTTTTTCTTTGAACCGCAACTTGCTTCTTCCATTTCTTCTTCATCTTCATCTGCCGGAGCAATATCCGCTGGTGCCATTGCTGACATACCAACATGTTTCTTTTGCTCACCTGTACCACCAGCATATGGATTTCTTGTATCTGCTGTGCCTTCTTGAACATGTGCTTCTAATGCTTCTTTCATCATTAGTGCTTGTAAGTAAGCAGGGTTATTCTGTGAAGTGTGTCTATCAATGCTTGATTGTACTTCATTTACTAATGCTGTTGTTTTAGCCAATAACTTCTGAGCCTGTTCTAATGAAAGACCTGATACGTCAACCTTACGATTGAAGTAGCTCTCCATAAGTTTGCCAACCTGTTTAATTTTATTTGTTGCTAGTTCTTGCAGTTTCATCGTCGAATCCTTTTTGTTGATAGTATTTAGCCAATTCAATTGTGTCGTTTAACTTAATTTTAATATCACTTCTAATAGCAATATTATTCAACACTTTGTCGGCCATCAACATTTTTCTATTAGCATCTTTTGTTGTACGCATAATTTGACTTTGACGATCAATATCCGTATCAAGACGCTGTAATCTCTTATCCTGTCTTAGCAAATGTTCTGCTTCTAATATCCTTGCTTGATTCTCTAGTATGCAATATGCTAGAGCGTTGCGACTGTTTGTAAACTCATGTACTAGTGTACTATGACGATACAAATAAAAATATCCGTCGCCAACTGGAGAAATTTTATAACGATTAAAGACAACAAAATCGTCCTTGACTTTGACGATTATATTTGATGAAAGACTTTGTAAGCTCTGTAAGGCGAGGTTACGAAACTTTTTATAATTTTTGTCTGTGGTAGCCATAACAGTCTACCAAACAAACTTAGTTAGTAACCAACCAATGACACCAATCAACATTGTAACTGCGGTGCCAGCCCAAGTAATCAGTTGCGTAGAACGACGGCGATCAAGATGGATAATCATATCCTTGATCTCCTTAACAGAGTTCTCTAAAGAACCTACTTTCTTCTCAACTGTATCTAACTTAGTTTCCAACGCATCGTACCTCTCGGCACATAACTCTACGTGGGCTTCTAAATTTTCTTTCTCAATTTGAGTAGTACTCAACGCTTTTTTCTCCAAAAGGATATTAAAGCATTAAATCTCTGCTGTGCCTAATAAGTAGCCTATATGTGCCTATTTTGTGTAATCTATGCTTTGTAACTAGCCTAAACTAGTTGCTATGTTTTATTTATCACAACCGACTAAATTACTTGGAAATAAGTATTGGTGTGTTCACCTAACGTATTGATTGTATTATTGATTTTAGCTGTTTCTGCTAGGCCATCTATGATAGGTATTCCGTTAAAATCTTGTATAAGACTGCCTACAGGACTGTCCTCGCTTCTATAGGCTTCTATTTGTTCTGAGCAAAAGTCAAAGCACCATATAGTGTAAGGGAATAAACTTGGCATGTAGTAACTGCCAAATATGTGTTCTTCTATTTGAATATCTTCTATCCTAATAGGTGTGTGTTCAACTGTAGGCTGAGCTCTTAAAGATATTAACTGTAAGAATGTTTCGTAGTTACGCTGTTGATTACGTCGTATAATATCCTCAGGTGTTTTAGGCTTACGTGTAAAACCTGTAGGTGTGATATCTATTAATGTATAACAGCGTATCATTCTTTTATTAATTCTACTAACACTCTAAGTCTATCTAGAGCTTCTTTAATCATTGTGTGTTGGGATAATGTTGACCAGTCTTGTTTGTACATCCAGTCTCTATAGTCTTTGAACTCGTCATCTAGTTCAGTAACTAGTTCACGTTTATAGTGTGGATCCATAAGTTTACGTCTGTAAATAGTTTTGCCACGATCAGGTGATTCGTAAACCCAAGCAGTTGTATCTCGTTCAAACAATTCTTGTTGTTCCATACTCGTATTTATAGCCACAAAAAAAGCCCTGCTAAAAAACAGGGCTCTTTAGATAAGTTAAAAACTTATGATAATGTTGCCGCTACAGTTACGCCTGTTACTGCTGGTGTTGGACCACCTTGAACTAAAACGTATGAACCGTCTGCTGTACCTTCAACTGCTACGATTGTACCGCCTTCGTTTTGAATTTCGTTACAAGCCGCTTCTACTGAAACTGTACCTGTTGCTACTGTACATACGTAAGTAGTTGGGCCTAAGCCTTGTGAAGCTGAAACTGCCGCGTTGTTTGATAAAACTGCCATAATAATATCTCCTTAATATGTGGGATTTTATTTCTTCCCTAAACTTATTTAGTCCAATTTAAAAGTATTTTCAGTGTAGTTTTTCAAAAAAATCTGTTGAAGGTCTTACAGGTACATCAATACATTGTGTAGGTGCTACCCATATATCATATACACCGTCTATGTGTACAAGATCATAGTTGATTATAGTTGTTTGTAGTATTGCGTGTACTTCGCAGGCTGTTTGTGATGTAAAGTTAGGAACAAATGCTTCGTCTTTACACTCTTGTTCACCGTTGACCATCATACACAGGCCAATTAAATATCCCCACATTATGCGTTAGTTGGAGTAACGTTTGTAGAACTCTGTAAAAGCATGTACAAGTCTGAGTTAATAGGACGTCTAACAGTTTGTAGGATACGCATGATTGCTTGTTTACGATCCATTTTACTAATACGTTTGTGCCAATCTTGTACTAGTCTACGTAACCACATTTGATCTGATGTTAGTCCTTTGATACGTCTCTGTAATAACATTAACAGTTGATTAAAATCTTTCTCATCTATTTGACCATCTGCTAGATCTCTAAGAATACGCTTTATTCTCAGTTCAGGAATCTGTACGTCCCAGTCGTTAAAGAGTTTATCAGCATATTGACGTTGTTGCATTACTAATGTTAAGAAGTTATATAAGTCAGTCATAGACTGTCTAAAGCCACTAAAGTTTTGTTGCTTGATTGTATTCTTAGCATACTTCATAGCCTTAGGTTTATCAATATAGTATAAAACTCTTAGTATCATTAAATGATCAAATACTAGTGCGGCCAATGTAGCCACGTCAGTTCCTTTGACTTGACCAAGTCTACGATACATTCTTGATTCAATTATGTTCTTAATAAATTCCATTATACATTCTTTGCAAAGTTTGATTTTGAAAATCTTAAACGATCAACATATTTAAGACCACCTGCTACATATCCTTCGTGTCCTGACTCACCATCTATTGTTGCTGATATACCACCGCCTTGTTTGTCTAGTGATCTAACAATCTGTGTTTTAATAACAGCAATAGCATTAAACACTTTAAAAATTAATTCAACTACTTTCATATTTTCGCTGACATAAGCAACTAGTCTATCACCTTTAGGTTTTGAAACTTTGGTCACTGCCCAGTTAGCAAAGTTGCCAGCCATGTTATTAAAGTTACCTTCTCTAACTTTGAAGTTAGCAAACTGTTTCATTAACTGTGGTAAGTCGCTTAACTGTTTTTCTCTTAATGTCATTGGCTGAAAGAAGTTATCAATGGCACGTTGATTACTTTTAACTGTAGATTCAATTTGGTCTAGTTTGCCTGTTGGTAAATCTACTGTAGGTGTTTCTTTCATCTTAGGACCTACAAATAATATAGGACCGGTAGGTAATTTTTCTACAGCGTGAAATGGTTGTCCTGAATCTTGTGGGCCAGTTAAGAATGTATGTATTGCTACACCTGCTTTACTTGTACTAATCTGTTTACCTAAGTCAGTGTCTGTATCAACTGAGTATGTTACAGTGTTTGGAGTAAACACATATTTGTTTCCTTGTTTAGCAGGCATGCCTACATATAATAAGTCACCTTTAAAGTAACCACTTAGACCTTTTGGTGTTTGTGCTTCTAGTGCAGGCCATAATGCTTTATACATATTAATTAATTCTGTACGGTCACCGCCACGCATCTGCATAATCTTTTCTAATTCTTCTGGTGACTTAGCAAGTCCTGCGTATGTCTTAGCAGTAAAGCCTGACTTGTCTGTTAGTACAAAGTCTCCATCCTCGTCACGCCCAAATATAATTGCTGGCTTACCGTCCCATTTAATTGTAATGTCTTGTGCTGATTTAGGAAGGTTGTTTAATTCTTGTACAGCTCTGAGAGCACCTCTAGAACCATCATTAAAAATCATATCCTCTGGATGTTCAATTCTAGCCGCTTCAACTATCACACTCATACCTTGATTAATTATTCTATCTCTTGTACGAGCAATCCAATG